GCATAACTTTTCTGTAGATTCTTCTGTGTCTGTGGATCTAGATTCTTGGCGGAAGCGTGTTGTCCATTGGCTTCTTTTATTTTTTTGTCTTTTTCCTTCTTGTCCACCTCTTTGAATGCCTCTTTGACATTTGGTAAATTAAGGATATCCTCTAGTTTCTTTGTCATTGCTCTATTTACTTACGTTTGCCATTGTGGAACAACTGTTCTTCTGACACCACCCTGAACTTGATCCGCCTCTGTTTGGCGTATGCGTTTGCGGCCTCCCACTTGGCCATGTTTATTACAACCTGTTTCTTCTTGGCCATGCTTTTGCCTGCGGCCTCCATTGTGGTCTGGCTCATAGGTTTGACCTCAACCATCTCGGCGTGTTTACGACCTTCCTTGTCCTGGTACACAATAAAAAAGTCTGGCACGTACACCGTGTACTTGCCCGTGAATGGATGTCTGTACGGTATCTTGATAGACTCCGAAGCCCATTGGTACACGTTTGGATGTTCGTCACACAGTCTCATGAAAGAATGTTCCCAACTTGATCTGTATGTTGGTGTCTTGGTGCCCACGTACTTCTCCGCGTTCTTGGGAGAGAACTTGCCCCTAGCAAATCTCGGTAACATTAGTCTATGATGTTTCTAGATACCGTCTCTTTGGTGGCCAGTGTTTTCCTCACACCCAGCCTACTTGACTTGTATCTGTTGGCGTTTAATATTATTGTGATCAACTCAGACAACAGAGCCGGCGTAGCATAGGTCAGTTGGTCTAGAATCTGTTGTGGTTTTACATCGTCTATCTTTGCTTGTGAAAGTATGGCGTATGCTGTTGACTCCGCCGCGGTCCTTGAGAAATTCCTTTTCACGAAGAATGCGATTGTACTATCATAGTCACCAACGTTGAATTGGTAATCTGTTTGGTAGTTGGTTGTCGTAAGTTTATCTACTGTGGCCTGCAGACTGTCTTTTTGTTTTAGTGGTAGATTGGTGTAAAATTCGTCCATTAGATATTTGCCTTTTCAGTTACAACTTCAACATCGAAAGAATCCCTGTCTATTTTTATAAAGCCTTCGGTGACAAGTTTTCTCACATCAGTGATCGCCTTGTTTGAGTAAACTGTTTTAACGGAGTCTGAGGATGCCTCGTACTCAACAGCAGAAGCATTAGGAGTGAGACCTTTACGTGATCCTATGTCTTTGTAATAAATTCCAGATGCTATTTCTGTACGAACATCTGCATTATTAGTAACCAAATTGTATACTTCATCTGGTCCTAGGAAATTTGTGAAGTCGACTGTGTTGTTTGTTATCACTTTTGTGTTTGCCTGATTTTTGTTGTCAGCGGTTCCTCTTGGACTAGCAATTGCCGCCGCACTCGCTACGGCCACTGCTCCAACAGAAAATTGAGCAACTGGATTAGTTATTGTACCTGCCTGTTTACCAATATCTAGAATTCCTTCTTTTGCTATGCCTTTCAATTCTTCTTTGACTGCAGACTTCTTAATTTTTTTAGCATTGTTATAGGTATTAGACGCTGACAGTATAGCACCAAGGATGTTTCCTGACTGCACATTTCTTATAACAGAACCAACACCGTCCACTACTCCACCCGGACCAAAAATGCTGTTCGTACCACCACCAAGCACTGTCAAAGGACTAGGCGAGTTGTCGTAATTTATAGTTGCAAAACCAGGAACATTGTTTCTGTTTATTATTCCTGATTTGTAAATCACAGTCTCATAAAGTATCTGCATTGTGTTGTTCAGTACACCGGTACCATCTGCTTGGTCTAGGTTGTCGTGTGAGAAGGATCCAATCACTGGATTAACAAGTCTCATGGACGTGAATCTTTTTTTATGCAACACAAATATTTCAATACCCCTTAGGTAAGGCTTCTGTCTTGCTCGTGGAGTATCCATACCAAATTTTGTTATGGTTTTTTTATCAATGCCATCGTAATAATCGTCCTTGGTGTTGTTGATAGTCAAGTCGCTGTTAAGGTTGATAGAATCTGCTATATGATATTCATAATACTTTTTCCAAAATGCATTCACGGTGTCTGCGTGATCATCATGGAAAGTTATGTTAACTGGCTCGTATGCTATCCTCGTGGCATTATACATCTTCTTGTTGTACTGAGTCTTCTCTTCGTAACTCATATTGTACTTGGGAAGGTCGCACTGCTTGACCAACATGTTCAATTGATATCTTTCATTTGACCACGTGGAACAGGAACTTCTGTTTTGGCATCAACTTGAAATTGTCGTCTATGTACAATCTCGATGCGTGTTGGTAGTCTTTCATACCTGGTAATCCGTCCTGGAAACCTTTTAGGAAGTTGTTTATGCTTGGCATACTCGTATTTATGGCCACAAAAAAAGCGCCTATAAAGACGCTTTTGATGTTATAATTGCTTACTTAATTTTGTGTATTACTGTCCACCACCAGTACTTAGAGTACCTACAGTCCTAGCCACCGCTGTTCCGATTCCTGTTCCTGTTGGAGTCTGGATCGCGTTGTCGTATCTGATTGACATCGTGATAGTCGCTGGTTCTGAAGAATTGTATGCTAGTGAGTTGTAGTTTACGTCTTGAATGTACGCACCATACAATTCCCACGTCTCTAATACATTTGGTGTAGTTGCTCCGTTACCACCGTCAAGCATTTCAATCCTGCCTGTGAATTTGTAGTCAATCCCTGATGCCGCCGAACTTTGTTCAAAGAAATCAAATTGTTTCTGGATCTGTTCACCAACCAGTTTAGTAACTGAGTTGTTCACGTCATCTCTTAATTGGATTGTGATTGGTTCCCAAGTGTGTTTACCTGCTACGTATACTTTAGAGTTGTAAACGTCTAGTGTAACTGTGTCAAAAGTCAAGTTAGGTCTTGTAATGTCCATAACTTGTTTTGTTAGTTCTGATCTTGGTGTTGATACTCCAAAATTCTCCAGGATCGCTCTAAAACGATACTGTAATTTTGGCATCAACAAACCTTGTGATGCTGAACTCTGATCGTTTGCTAGTGGTACTGTGAATTTTGATAAAGTTGATATTGCCATCTGTTTCTCCTATTTATTCAAAATTAGTTCCCTAACTTTGCAATTTCTCCTGTGTTTTTGATTCTCAACGGTATGTAAATGAACTCAACTGATTTGATTGGCTCAATCGCTATGTCCACATACAATTCGTTTCTGTCGATCCTTGTTGCTGTGTTGTTAGTGTCATCACAAACTACTAGGAAGTCATATAACGCTCTCTGACCAACAAGTTCTAACAAGAATGATTCAACTGCTTGTTTGATTTCATTTCTCGTTAATTCATCATTTGGTTCAAAGATGAACGGTTTAGCAATGGCATCTAATTGTGATCTTAGGTACACTGCTAATCTTGAAACGTTGATCCTGTCCAATGCAGAACTTGCCGATGTTTTAGTCAAGTTACCGAAGTTTACAATTCCAGCACCTGAGAAGAAAGTGATTGGGTTCACTTTAACTTCGTGCATTGAATCTCTCACTGACTCCGTAACAGATATTGTTTGGAATTCTCCACTTGCTGTGTCTATGTAACCAACAGACGTGGCATTGTCAACGATACCTCTTCTTGTTCCTGATGGTGCGAACCATGGGAAAGCGATGTTGTCGTTGTTGGCCAGTGTCCTCAACATCATGTGTGATGGTGGAACAACGATTGATTTGCCTGTGTTGTCAGTTGTTAGACCAGATGGATAAAACACACCCAAGTAGTCACTTGAGCTCACTAGGCCATCTTCACCGTTGTCAAGTGCTGACGCTGTGTTGTTTGCCCAGTTCTGTATAGCAGTTGACGTACCTTCTAGTCTTAATGGTGTGTCACCTACTACAAACGCTGTGTTGTTTCTGTCTGTGTTTAGGTTAATCATGTTTGCTATTGCTTCTGGATAGCCAGGTGTTGCGATAACATTGAATCCTCTTTGGTCTTCTCTGATCGCTTGGTTTGTGTCTATCTCAGATTTGATTTGCTCAACAATTACTTTTCTCTGTGCTTTTCTACCGAAAGATCCAGAACCGTCTGCGTTGTTGCTTGATTTAGTTACCCATCTGTCTGGGAAATAAGTCGTTACTGACTCATTACTTGCTCTGATGTTACCTAAACCAGTTGCACCGCTTCCTGGATATTTTGTAGTTGTGATGTAACTGTTTTTGTATTCCTTAACATTGTAACCAGATCTTCTTGTGTTCCATAACAAGATACCTTGTGGGTAGTTGTCTGGATTTGGAGCATCTGGGTCTAGGAAACCATCGCTCAATAAGTCTTTGACTGAACTTGGTGTCCCTGCACCGCCAGTAGATAGGCTGTCTGCCTTGTCTGCTGTTGTGTGCCATCTAGCATCTGCGAAAACAATACCATCCTCTGTAGTTTGGTCTGCTTTGTCAACTAGTTCCCAAGCCGCACCCGAAGTTGTAACTGCCACTTGGTTCGCTGTGTTTGTTGAACTTAAAGTTGCTGATGTGTTGTATTTGTAAAGTTTTGGATAGTTCTCTAAGTCGCTTGTATCAATCCATAAGTCATTGTTCACAAGTGCTGTACCGTCTGATTGTTTAGTTGGTGCAGTTGCTGAAAACTGTGGACCATTTGGATCTGTGCTTGAGTATGCTGTCGCATATCCAACCCAAGTTGTACCATTGTGTGCCATGATATCTGCTTCATCTGTAGAAGTGTCATACCATAATGTACCATCTGCTGGTTCTTGTGTTGGAGAACTTGTAGATGCGGTGTAACTTAATCTCTTCCAGTTACTAGCAACTATACCTGTGTTGGCACTTGAGTCGATTGTGTCACCTGTTGGTATGTCATACAAGTTGTCTATCAAAGTTGAACTGTTCGCTGTGTATGTTCCATAACTGTGTGCCGTAGTTTGGCTGAAACCCGCATCTGCTAATGGAGTTCCTAATGTGTCAAACATTCTGAATTCACCACCAAGTGCGTGTGTCATTTTGATAGCACCTGTTGATAATTTTTCAGCACTCACGTTTGTTAGACCAGCCGCACTCACCGCCGCAACAAAGTCATCTGCTGTTGTTCCGCCTAGTGTTACAGTTTTAGCCGCCGCTAACGTGTTACTGTTTTTTACTGATTCTTGGATAGTGAAAGTCTCTGTGCTTGTGAAAGTTGGAGATGTTTCATTACTTGTGATTGATGTAGCACCACCTTCGTGTCTGAAGAACTGGAAGTCACCAACATTTGGCGTTGCGTCAGTGGCATCGGCCGCTGTCATTGATTCCTCTGTGATGTTGTACTGTACATATAAGTCACCTACACTTAAACCTGTTCCACCGTTTGCTGGATCTAGGTTGTAGATCGCTGAGTGGTGGTTAGCGTAAAGTGGACTTGATACTGTTGAGAAACTAGCACTTGAAGTGCTGTAAAGTTTAGCAACTAGATTAGCACCTGAGTTGGCACTTGTAGTCTTGAACCAAACTGACCCGTTTGGTCTGTCTTCACTTGCTGAATCGTCATCCCAAAGTGGTCTGTTTGTGTGTTTGTCCTGTAAGAATTTAACACCATTTACTACCGCATTTGATGTTAAGCCTAAATCTGAAACAAGTGTACCGTTTCCTTCTTCGAACCTGATAGTGTTTGTTCCACCAGATGAGTCACCTAGTGCCTTACCGTTGTGGAATATTTCTAGGTTACCTGTTGTGCTGTTCACACTTGCTGTAACGTTAGTAACGTTTGATCCTATCACTGCCGCAACGTTTGAAAGTGTTGTGCCACTTGTTGTCACAGTAGTTCCGTTTATGATCATTGTGTGACCACTTGTCACTGTTGTTCCTGATGCCACTGTCACCGCCGGTAAAGATGTGTGCCATGCTTCTGATCCAACTATAACCCAAGTGTTACTTGCCGTTTTCTTGTAGATCTTGTTAGAAACGTGTGTTGTGTTTATTGCGTAATCGCCGATTGATCCAACTGAAGTTTTAGGTGCACCAGTGCTCACCCCACCAACTAGATCGCTAGTTGATGTTATCTTGATTGGAGTTTTCGCTGTGAATTTTTGATCTGTTTTTGACCACTCAAATAAACCATAACTGCTTGATGCAAGGTCAAACCAGTATGTTCCATCTGCCGGTGCTTGAGTTGGTGCTGAAGCACTTCCAACAAGTTCCGCTGTGTCCACGTTCGCTCTTAGGACGTATGCTCTGTTGGCAACTCCTAGGAAACTGTAGGCCGCTTGTAAGCCATATTCATTCAACTCATAACCGTTCAATGAATTTCCTGAAGCGTCCGTGTAGAATTTTGGATCTCCAAAAGTCTCTGTTAATTCTCTCTGTGACGAGATCAAGTAAGCAGTGTTGGCGTTAGCAGTTGTTGTACCTGTCGCCGTGCCGTCTCCTGCACCGTTGTTCTTGTCCTGTGATGATGCTACTATGAATAGTGGTGTTGTACCCGCATCTGATGGTACGTAGAAACTTTCATTTATTACTGAAACTTCTACTCCTGGTGATGTTAATGCCATTTTTCGTATTCTCCTTGCAAGTTACGTATATACTAGAGTTATTTATTCAATCGTATGGTTTTTACGACAGAATTTACCATTTTGACGGTGCCTATATAGGGAACGTAAATACCCATATGCTGTACACAGACAGACCTTTATGTAAGACCTGTAAGGACAAACCCAGGGCATATGCCTACAAGCGAAACAACAAGATATACTGGAGGAGCCAGTGCGACACCTGTATCAGGAAATCTGCTGGCAAGAAAATTGGTGGGGTAACTGCCCTACAGAGATCAGGCTACAAGAAGCGTAAGAAATGTGAGTTGTGCGGATTCAAAGCACAGGACAAATCACAACTGGATGTGCTGTTCGTTGACGGTGATCTGAGGAATACTTCTGCTACTAACTTAAAAACTGTTTGCGCCAATTGCCAGAGGCTGGGTAGCACCCGTAGATTGGGATGGCGTGTTGGTGATCTTGTCGCTGACGATTAAAGCGTCTATCTTAGAATATAGTTCTTCTTTGGTTCCATTGTTCTCGATGACGAAATCAAACTCTTCTTTGGCCCATGCATACTCCGAACTGTGTACTCCCTTTGGTTCAATATTGCCCTCAACATAGTCGACGAACCAATCAGGATCCTGTCCTCTTTTTACTAGTATTATCTTACCGCCGTGTTGTCTGATCTGTTTGACTTCGTTGGGGAATCTGGTGTCTGCTATCACGGTGTTTTGACCTTTGTATCTGCCGATACAACTGTCCACCCAAATTCCGTCGTACATCTGACCACGCATTACTTCCGTTCCGAAGTACTGTAAAACCCATCTTGGTGTGGTTGGTTTGCCAAACTTTTCACTCCAGAAAGTGTCTGGTTGCTCTCTCCAGTGTCTGCTGGATTCCGTGTCTCCTTCCAGCATCGCCCTGTCCCAATTGAACATTGATGCTACGGCATCTTTAAGACTTTTTGCAAAACTGTCTTTTTTGTATCCGTGTCGTTCTACCAGTCTATCAGACACAGTGCCTTTTCCAGAACTTATTAAACCTACTACACCTATCAGCATAAGGTTTATTATACTATTTTTTTAGACGTTTTTCAATCTCTTTGATTGCTTTTCTCACAGATCTCAATATTGATGCTCTCAGGGTCTTCTTGCGTTCTTTCAAAGCCTTTATGCTCATTGTTTCCAATTCATCTACCAACTTTTCCAGTTCGTCGAGTGAGAGGTCAGGGTACTTTTTGTAATTGGATTTTTTCATTGCGGAGTATTTAAATGGATTTTTTGGTCAATTAACCAATAACAAAACTGTGTGGCGTGCCACCTTCTTGGAAGTTTCCTATGTCCGCTTCCAATCTTTCCATCTCTGCTTGGCCTTCAGTTTTCAGTGCGTCACCGTTAAGTGTAGTACCACCTTGTGGACCAGCGATGGTATTGCCTTCTTGGAAGTTTCCTATGTCCGCTTCCAATCTTTCCATCTCTGCTTGGCCTTCAGTTTTCAGTGCGTCACCGTTAAGTGTAGTACCACCTTGTGGACCAGCGATGGTATTGAATTTACCTCTCGCCTCTCCTAGCATCACTTTTGAAACTGCAAGTGTGTAATCTCTAATCCATGGTTTAGAATAGATGTCTTTGAACAGTGTAATGTCAGGTCTGTAGTTGTCAGTGTGCATCAGCACAGTCTCGTCATCTGCCCTAGGTCTTTGTGTGATAGTCAATTTTTTAGTCGCAACATCAAAATGGAACTGTATGAAACTTCCAAACATCTTACCTACCATTTCTTGGTACGATGCAAACATATAGTAAGTGGCCAATCCACCAGTTGCACCTGCCCTCAACAAGTAGGTGTTTGTGTATGCCAAGTTGAATGGTTCAAACAATGTTCCACCTTCTCCACCTTCTGTCCTTGATCCCACAGTCCTCCTGTTAAGATTCCTCACATTGATGATCTCATCCGGTAGGATATAACTGTTCTGATTCTTCTTCAATTCTAGGAATGCATACGATTCTTCAACAGCATTTGAAGATCGCTGTCTGAATTTGTTAATGGCTCTTTCCAGTGCCGTTTGGTAGTGTTTTGGGTCCAATTCCACGTCACATTGCCTGTGCAATAAATATGTATGATATGCCAAGATTATCCATTTTTAAGCCTGAAAAGGGCAATGACTACAAGTTCTTCGATCGCAACATCAAAGAGATGTTTACCGTGGGTGGCACAGACTTACACCTACACAAATATCTTGGTCCATACAATCAGGGAGAAAATCAAAAGGACGGCGAGGCCAGTCCAACGTCTCCGAACTACTCAGGCGACAGCCTAAACGAAAGGACCATACAGGATTTACTTTTCCTTGAAAACAGAGACAGGAGATATGCGGACGATGTGTATGTGGTCAGGGGCATATACAATGTGCAGGATGCCGATTTCAATCTATCACAGTTTGGAATGTTCCTACAGAACGATACACTATTTTTGACAGTGCATTTGAACGATATCGTGGAGAGGATTGGTAGGAAACCAATGAGCGGTGATGTGATAGAGTTCCCACACATGAAAGAAGACTACAGTCTAGACGAATCAGTACCTATAGCATTGAAAAGATACTACGTGGTAGAAGACGTTAATAGAGCGGCAGAAGGTTTTTCGCAAACTTGGTGGCCACATCTACTTAGATTGAAAATGAAGACTCTAGTTGATTCACAGGAGTTCAGAGATATTATTGGCGACGCAACGACAACAGGGTCGGTTGCCAATTACATGAGCACTTACAACAGAGAGAAAACTGTCAATGATCAAGTGGTCCTACAGGCAGAACAAGACGCACCTAAGGCAGGCTTCAACTATAAGCAATATTATGTTGCACCAATCGATGAAAGAGGTAACATAAGGACAGACAACGTGAACACAGAACAAGACAGGGCCAGCAGTGATCAGACTGTGAATGCTGTCATAGATTCTCCAGCCGCTTCACACTATGGATTTTACCTTGACGGAGACGGAGTCGCACCAAACGGACATCCAGCAGGCTTTGGTATTTCTTTTCCAACATCAGGTGTTGACAAGGGAGATTATTTCTTAAGGACAGATTACTTGCCTAATAGGTTATTCCGTTATGACGGAAACAGATGGGTCAAGATAGAAGATTCTGTGAGGATAAACATGACCAATAATGATTCTAGAGCAAATTATAAAACAGGTTTTGTCAATAACACCAACGAAGACACAATAAATGGATTAACTACAAAACAAAGGCAATCACTTACAGATGCTTTGAAACCAAAGGCTGACAATTAATGCTACATTTTTACGAAGGACAGGTTAGGAAATTCCTCACTCAATTTATTAGAATATTGAGTAACTTCTCTGTGGAAACAGGTAAGGGCAGTGATGGCTCGATAAACCTAAGGGCGGTGCCTGTTGTGTACGGAGATCCAACTAGGCAGGTAGCAAACATCATAAGGAACAACAGTGAGAACGCATTGAACTATGCTCCCAAGATCGCTTGTTACGTGAGAGAATTGAACTATGATAGGGAAAGAATGCAGAACCCTTATCACATTGAAAAACAACATCTCAAAGAAAGAGATGTGGGTTCTGACGGAAACTACACAAATCAATTGGGTGCTGGTTACACAGTTGAAAAAGTGATGCCCTCACCTTTTAGATTAGAAGTCACGGCAGATATTTTCTCTTCAAACACAGATCAAAAATTACAAATACTTGAGCAGATTTTGTATTTGTTCAATCCAGATTTTGAAATACAGAAATCGAGCAACTATATCGATTGGACATCATTGAGTTATGTAGAATTAAGAGACATTAGTTTTAGCTCTAGAACTATTCCAGTAGGTGCAGAAAGTGAAATTGACGTGGCAACAATGACATTTAGTATGCCAATATGGCTATCACCGCCTGTCAAGGTCAAGAAATTAGGTGTTGTACAAAAAATTATAATGAGCATCTACGACGACGACGGCGGAATCACGAAAGGTTTGATAGACGGAGATCTTTTATCACGAAGTTACATCACACCAAACAATTTTGGTTTGTTAGTAACAGGCAATCAATTGAGATTATTAGGTACAACAGGGGTCAATGTGAAATCAGGCGGGGACGGTTATTACACTGGAGCAAATGATCCTAGTTTGGCAGATCCTTTTGAGGCATTCGGACCTGCCGTGAACTGGAAAGTCCTGTTAGATCAGTACGGCAAAGTCACTAACGGAACATCACAGATAAGGCTGAAACAACCCAACGGCAACGAAGTAGTGGGAACAATCGCAACAACTTCTTTAGATGACACGATATTACTTTACACTATCGATAATGACACAATACCTAGTAATACTTTGACAGCAGTGAAGAAAATTATAAATCCAGCAACTTTTGATCCAGGTACGCCCTCAAACGGTGACAGATATTTGGTAATAAATGATGTGGGAGATAGCACAGCAAGTTTCCAAAGTCAGACTTGGGGTGCTTTGGTGGCCAGTGTGGGAGACATAATTGAATACAACAGTTCAACGAGTAAATGGAACGTGGCATTTGATGCCTCCGATCCAGACTCCACGCAACACTATGTTACCAATCTGAACACAGGAATACAGTACAGGTTCAATGGCACGGAGTGGGTGAAATCATACGAAGGTGTGTACACACAAGGCAACTGGACCATTGTGTTAGACGGTGGTTCTTCCAGTTATGATCCTAGCATAGATGCCACAACCCCTTGATAATTTTCTACTAAACTGTTATAATAAATCATGAAAGAAAACATAGTCTGTTCAGGTGCCCTGTTCTACGCCACCAGCACCAAACGTTTCCTGTTCCTACAGAGGACTGACAAGAAGACACAAGGCATGTGGGGATTGGTTGGTGGTAAAAGCAAATTCACGGAGAGTGCTTTCGAGGGACTGAAGCGTGAGATCGAGGAAGAGACGGGCGGTTTACCCAAGTTCAAGAAAGTTATACCACTGGAGATGTTCACATCAAACGATCAGAAGTTCTTCTTCCATACATATCTCGTGGCCATTGACGCAGAATTCATACCCAAGTTAAATGAAGAACATTCAGGATACTGCTGGACTGCGTTTGAATGTTGGCCCAAGAACCTACACATGGGTCTAAAAAATACACTGAATAATAAAAGTATAAAAGGTAAGTTACAAACTATACTAGATTTGATAGTTTAAGAGTGTTGTGCAAGTACAAGAAACTTGCCCCTTATAGCAATAAGAACCATGGAATCCGGTCTATTTGCAGGCCCAAGAGCACCGCCTAGACTTGTTCCATTTTCATCTAAAACAACGACTTGATGTGCTACCGTTCCGGCCTCAAGATGCTCATATGTAATTGTTACTATTTGTCTTTCAGTATTCGGTGCAGGTAATTTTACATATAAACCAGTTTGTGGAGATCCTCTACGTGAAGTCAAGATAATTTCCGAATCTCCAGTAGGTACTGTCAAGACAGTTGCGGCACCAGTGCTTGTTGCACCAAACTCTATGGTTTGTTCAGAACTTGTGACACTATCAGATAATTGTACTCCACCGGAAGTTGAACCGTCTGATATTTTTAATGTTTTGTTAGTGGTGTCTAATATTAATTCGCCGGTATCGCCAACGTGTACAGTGGCACTTTCCGCTATGTGTTTGAATTTTAGTTTCCTCGTAGCCATGCTAATATTTATTAGTTAGATTTAATAGTATAAAAGGTAAGTTGCAGACTATATTAGATTTAATAGTATAAGCACGGCTATCACACCATACAAGACATATATCCTATAAAGCATACAGATCTTGCACTCGAAGCCTGTCAGCCAGAATCTCAGTTTCTTCTTCCAGAACCATTCTAATCTTGCAAGTGGTTGCTTAAACTCCATAACGATGCCTGTATACTCCAAACGCCTGTAGGCACTGGTGATCTGTTAGGTTGGTGTCCCACAAGGCTATCACGCCATAGTCACCATCCCAGTGGCTGTCATACGTGGTGTTCTCGCCGAAGTGCCTGAAGTTGAAATCGTTTTCCATCTGGCTGGCCGCACCACTCGAACAATCTATGTTGCCATAACTGCCCGTGTCCTGGTTGATA